GGGCGAAGCTATGCCTCCCTCTATTAAAGGAATGTCCCTTACCACCCCAAGCTGGGGAAAAGCCTCTAGGCTGTTATACCCAGAGACCGAAGTCAAACCACTGTCCGGCTCCAACGGTAGGATACCGATGGACCGTCATAGTTGTGGTCTTCAGTGAAACGTAGTTAAAGCGAGTATCTTCATCTCTGGAGAAACTCGCCCCCCGTCCGTTCCCCGGTTTAACACTCCGGGAAATCAGGCGGGTACTACGCCCTTCTTCACTGGCTAAAGAAGTCCCACGGATACGTTCTAGAACTAGACCGTAGCCGTCGAAAGGAAGTTTGACTGCCCTTTCGGTGCGAATTCGGATCTTATAACCGACCATACGAATGACCTTGGTTGTTTTCAAGGTTAACGCATGGTCAAGATTCGAAAAGAAACCTACATCCCCGTAGTGTCGCGGAACGAGACAAAAGTCACTAGAATGAACCAGTGATCTCAGATCTCGCGTCAGCTTCTTAAAACGGACGTCTAAGCCCCAGACGGAGCCTAGACAACTGTAGGCGAACTCAACAACTCTGTTGTGGAGTCCAAAGCACTTGGGAACCGTATCTATCCTCTTATCAAGGTAGAACGGCTTGACATCCTTAGCGTCGAACCAGTGAGCGCCACAGGACTCAAAGAACCTACCGTGAAGAAAACTCTTCTCACGGTTGACCTTGAATCCCAGAAGCTCACTTAATTCGACAAACGCTGGCGCACTCGCTTGCGGAAGGATCACATCGTCGCCAAAGACCGAAACTCGGTCCTTAACTTCGACGTCATCTATAGCACAAGTTTGTTCAGTTACGACGAGCGCGATCGCATAGAAAATCATGCTTTCAAGCTCAAACGTAAAACCGTTACCCATGCTGGAAAACTTCTCCCAGTTAAGGACGGTTCCGTCACGTAACCTGCCGCGTCTGCACCTAAATAGGTTCAGAATCCTGAACCACTCGTCCGGAAGCAGCATTCGAACGACTTCGAAAGCGATAGTATCACTAGCGCTCGAGAAATCAATCGTGGCCAACTCCATCTTTAACGCGTCTTTACTAAGACGTTGGTTACGAGTTTGATCATTTAGGTTACAGCCACACCGAAGCAGTCTCCTACGGATCATTGTGCCAAGGCCCTTCTGGAACCATAAGTTCCATCCAGGTTCTATCGCAATGACGCGGTCGGTTTTGCTGTTCTTCGGAACGGTAATCACGACGTTACCCACCTCGACAGAGGCATCGGCTTTCGCCAATATCTCCTTATGCCAAGATGGGTATGCCACATGAAGGAGTGGCCAAACAACGTCGTAGACTTCGTGCGTCATACCAGTCTCTGACTGGTACTTGTTAGGTTTCACGGAGCTCGGGCCTTTCAACAAGGTCGATACTCCGGGTCCCCAGTCGCTGCTGTCGAGCAATTCCTCCAGACGGAAAGAACCTAGCATCCGCTCAATTTGTCTCCGAACTCTCGGTATGAGAGGATGGAGTGCCTCCGGCGGAGAACATCCGCTGGGTGCAAAAGGGAGCACGGTTCGATTCGTCGCCCTACATCGCTCCTCAGATTTGAGGAACTTATCGATCGCAACCTCCTCACGATTAAAGCTTGTCGTGAGGAAATCCGATTTCGATAGTAGGCTAGTTGCCGCATAGTCGTCCCGGAAAGAATTACTGTCGTCGTAGTTGAGGGGATCACAGACCAGGGTTGTAAGCTGGTCATGCTCCCCGCTACGATAAAGTAACCAGACCGATAAGGCTCGCGGCGTGTTAAGACTAGAAAGGAATTGCAAGATTGCAGCATCCGTAAAGTCACGGAAGACGCGTGCGGTAGAACGATTGTTGCTACCCATGTTCGATTCTCCGGGAAGGAAGGTTTCTTACTTCTTACGGTCAAGCAGCAGAACATGCAACATAACGAGGACGAAAAGAATAAATCCTCCGTCGATAATCACGGTTTCCCATGGTATCGATGTCGCTTGTTCTAGGACGGTTGATTCCATGTCGGATATCTCCCAGTCCACACTGCTAGTACATGACGTCGCCGTCCTTCAGAGCTGCCCGAAACTCGGTAGCTCCAAAGACCGTCAACGCAATGTCCAGCAGCTTCTGCTTTTCCGCCGACGTCGCATTCTCGGGAAAGGTGAAATCCATCGTGACGATGTTATCGCCAACTTTGGAAATCAATCCAGTCCCCGAGTCTGTGGCCGTCTTCGGAGAGAACACGCGCAGAGATGCCTTCGTGGTCTTACGGGTGGTCGTCGGGTCGCGGTAGGAGAAATCAACCTTGACATCGTCAAGGGTGGTAGCTCCAGGTGCGATCCAACTAAGGACGTTTTTACTGTCCTTACCACGGGGAAGCACGGAGAGGGCTGTGCCGGTGAGTGTTATCACCGTCAAAGCGGTCTTCGCAGCAATTGCGGCTTGTGAGGCCATTTGTACAACTCCTGGGTGAAATTACCTGAGAGAAAAGGCCTGTGTTAACAAGGCCAGTGCATTGGCAGCGTGAGCTGCTGACAGCGGATTTTTCGGTTGCGGAAGCGTAACCGAAGGGAATCCACTTAACACCGTCCGGCGATATTCAAACCACCGACCATGAGCACGAAGTCCTTTGTACTCATAGCGGAAGCCTGCTTTCACATAGTCAGCGTCCAGGAAATACTCTAGATGACTCCAGAGTAGGAACCCAGTGCTGCCGCTGCGAAAGCTACAGCCGAGCGTTGCATCCAAGTTTTCCAGGGCCCTCCCGATCGGGAGAAACCAGTCCGCTACGAAAGAGAACGGGACCACTTCCCACGCGATACTAAGTGGGTTAGTTAGTCCAATACTCCCTAGATATGCGGATGCTTGGGTATCTACAACATAATGGATCGTCCCACGATAGTAGAAGATGAACTGTCTATCTACTTTCGCCTTGGCGTCAGGTTGTTGGGGAATTTGTGTATCCCTTCCGACTTGACGGATCTTAGCTCTCGCCGTGTTAAGTGGCGGGCGCTCGGTCACATCCTCATAGGCCTTCTCTACTTCTAGAGAGGCTTCATAGAGGTCCGAGTAAAGGGGCAACCAACCATATTGTAGCTCGAGCCAATTATTAGCTGCCGATTTACGCCTGGAGAGGCGTTTCGACGGAGCGCAGCCAAGGGTTCTACAAGCATTCCTGTATTGCCCTTTTCTGACCTGCCTATAGGCCTTCACGAGCTTCTTCGCCGTCCCGGTAAACATATTGAACATTTGGTCCCTCTCGGCAATGAAATTGCCGAGGTTGACTTTCATGCCCTTTATCTTCGATAGGAGGCGAGTGCTCATTTGTGCCGATATGCGTTGATACTCACTAATTGTTGGCTCTAGATAGGTCGTAGTGTTCCACATGTGGTTAAGCGGCCCGATGTACTCACTGAAATTTCCAGTGGAAAGCTGTGTGTACTTCAGGTGCACCCCATCGGCTGTCGGACAAGTCTGACGTTCAGTTTCTCGAACATAAGGCTGTTCCGGCAACCACTCGCCCTTTCGTTTCTTCTCCGCGAAACCAGGAGTAAAGAACATATCCCGGTAAAGCGTAGTACGTGAGGAGAGATAGGTTCCATCAGCAAAAGGCCCACTACGGGTCCCGTTGATGGTATCCCACCTCCACCGCACACGATTGATTGGACGATTCACGTTTACAATTTGACCCATCTGCGCACCTACCCTTTCGGTTTCTTCAAGGTAGGTGATCGCCCACGACGTTCTATCGTCGGCAACAAACTGCCCGGTTCTGGGTTCTCGAGAGGAAGTCGACCTTGCCGTTCCCATTGTTCAAGCAGAAGCAACGGATCTACGAAGTCGAACACCGGCCAAGTAACACTTGGGTCCGGCTGGTCCGGCCCGTAGAACAGCTGCAACTGCAAAGGGACTAGCAAAGTAACCTCCTCTTGTTTGAGAACACAGATACAATTCCCGCCACGTAGCTGCCTCCGCTGCTGAATCTCACAGCAAGGGTTTAACCTCGATTAAATGAGGAAGGACTCTACGTGACGGGTCTCGTATTGGAACCGGG